TCAAGAGAATATTTCTCTGACACGTTGGCCTTGCTCTTTTTTATGTTCTTCTAATAAATGTGAATACGTGTCTAACGTTTGTGATATAGTAGCGTGACCTAAACGTTTACTTATATACTCGATTGGTATGCCTTTAGATAGTAAGTAAGATGTGTGCGTATGTCTGAGTGAATAGGGAGTTATATTATTATCGTTTAATCCTATCACCTCTTTTGCTTTTCTGAATGCTTTACTTACTGATGTATGACTAACCGAGAATAACTTGCCATCAATTCTACGTGGCATTTTAGCTAATTTTGAATTTATGTGCATGATATCTTTTGAATTTACTTCTACATCACGTTTTGAATTCTTTGTTTTCGTTCCAGGCAAATGAATTATGCCATTCGCTTTGTTTAGATCTTTGTAAGTCATATTGATGACATCGCTATATCTTGCGCCAGTAATGCCTAATAGATATAGCAAAACATAACTTTCTTCATCTCTTTTCTTGAAATAATCTAGCAAGTTTAAATAGTCTTTTATCGTAATAAACTTAAATTTCTCATCTTTAGCTTTTTCAGTCCCTTTGATATTTACATTATAAGTAGGGTCTTTCTTCAAATAGCCATCGTATAACGCGTCTCTAATACATCTAGCAAGACAACCGTGAACTTTTCTTACTGTTTCATCAGTGTGACCTTGTGCGTATTGATTTAAAAACTTTTGATACTCACTACGTGTGATATTTTTAACTAACATATTTTCTCCGAAATACTCACTGAATAATTTAATCGATCTTTCATACCAGTAGAATTGTTTGCTAGACAACTGTTTCTTGTTCTTAATTTTTATCCAGTCATCGTAGTAGTCAACGAACTTTTTATTATCTTCAATGTTGTTGCCATCTTCTAAATCTCTAATTAATTGTTGTGCTGCGTTTGTAGCCTCAGCTTTTGTTTTAAATCCAGATTTACGTTTTTTGCCAGATTTCAAACTAGGGTGTTTAACATCGTATTGCCATGATGAGCTTGTCTTATTTTTGCGTTTTGTTACTGTAAATGTTGCCATTTTCCGTGTTCCTCCTTAAAAAAGTAAAAAAATAATAAGGGTACTAGGTACCCATAAATTATTGTTGTAATGCTTGTGACTCATTTCTTGCTTTAGTTACGTCTTGTTTGAAACTATCATACGATTGGTTAGGACTAGATAATGCCATACCAGGCCCACCACCTATATGTTGAAATTTATCCGGATTATTTTGAATGTTTTCTGTAAGTTTTTTAGCATTTAAATATTCTTGGTAACTAGGAGAGTTTGGGTCTTGTTGTTCGGATTGCTGATTATTACTTTGTGCTGTTTGCACTTGCTTACCTTGCGTACGTTCATTATTACCATTATTGTCTTGTGATTTGCCATTATCATTTTTAGATGTGCTTTCTGATTCGTTATTCGCAACATCTTTATTGCCTTCTTTTGAACTACTAGCAGAATCGTTTGTAATATCATCTGCTGCAGAATAATCTACGGTCTTTAGTTTACTAATATTTATTTTCTTGGTACCCAGTTTTTTACCCTCTGTGCCTTTAGTAGCTTTAAGTGTCACTTGCTTATCATTTTCTAATTCATAAGTAATAATACCTTTAGCAGTTTTACCTTTCTTAATTACATCATTGTTGTGTTTGTCCCATTCTTCGAATTTACCAGTATTAGGCGTTGGACCAACTTCAAGTTTACTTTCAGTATTTTCACTATCTTGTGTAGTCTCCATCGACGATATCCAAACATTCATTGGTGTGATTTGTTCGTCCCCGTCTTTACTTTTAACTTCGTATTTAAAAGCTAATAGTTTCTTGCCATTATCCGAATCCTTATCATTAACTAAAAATGTATCTTTTATTTTTAAAACAGCTTGATCAAGGACTAAAGTATCATTAGTGAATTGTACTTTGTTTTCATCAACGGACGTCGACTTTTTTGAATCGTTATTGTTGTTGCTACATGCCGCTAAAACTAAGAAACAAGATAATAAAATAAATAAGACTTTTTTCATTTTACATTTCTCCTCTGAATAAATATTTATATTAAAGCGCCACAAAGGACGCTTATTAAAACAGTTTTTGACTTGCTACAACTCTACCAATTATTTTAACTTCGTCATCTTCTCCGTAAACTTGAGGTAAATGTTCTGGGTTGTTTGATTCTGGAATTAAGATAATTTGATTCTTGTTATATCTAACTCGTTTAACAGTAGCGTTATAACCATTAACCATAACGACGCCCAACTGACCATTTTCTACTATAGAATCTTTTTCGACTACAACTACATCGTTTTCTTGGAAAATTTTATCCATGCTATCGCCAGACACTCTCAAACCAAATTCTTCTTTGTCAGAATTAAGATTTTTAGTAGCGAAGTATATGTAATCAACTAAATTTTCTTCACTATAGATAGGTAAGCCTGCAGATATTTTTGAAACAACTGGAATCTTTTTGACTGGTAGGGTTTCTAGTTGAGGTTGCTCGATATCCATAATTTCCTCTGGTTTAATATTTAACCCTTTACAAATTTTGATGACATTTTCTACCTTAGCATTAAATACTCCTCTTTCTAAAATAGATCTAACAGTTGTATAAGCTAAACCAATTTCTTTTGAAAAAGCTTTTATACTCCCAGATTTCAATTCCATAAGTCGTTTTAAATCTTTTTCTTTAGTCATTTTCGTTTACCTCATTTCTAATTTGTACCTATATAATACCATGCGAAAAATCGTATATCAAGTAAAAATAAAAATAAAAAATGCGAATTTTAGTGTTGACTTAGTACGAAAATTCGTATACAATTTAGTTAAGCAATCGGAAAGGTTGCTAAAAATTATAATTTGGAATACGAAAATTCGTATTAGGAGGGGTACTATGTTGAAGAATTTCAACGATATTAGAAAAGAGAAAAAAGTATCTCTGGTTGATTTAGCAGACTTATTAGAAGTCAGATACCAAACGGTAGCAGATAAGATAAATGGTGTTTCTGATTTTAAATTTGGAGAGGCATTACTTATTAAAAATGAATATTTTCCAGAGTATGACATTGAATATCTTTTTGAAAAAGAAAAAGAACGACAAACAAATTAAAGGAGGAATTCAAATGCAAGATTTACAAATTTTCAATTTTGAAGAATTACCAGTAAGGACGTTAACAGTAAATGAGGAACCATTTTTCGTCGGTAAAGATGTAGCGGAAATCTTGGGCTACTCAAACACGAGAGACGCATTATATAGACACGTTGACGGTGAAGATAAGGACGTCGTGAAACTCGACACCCTTGGTGGTAAACAAAGTCAAACTATTATCAACGAATCAGGATTATACAGCTTAATATTCTCATCAAAATTAGAATCAGCTAAACGTTTCAAACGCTGGGTAACATCAGAAGTTTTACCTACATTAAGAAAAACTGGAACTTATCAAATACCTAATGATCCAATGCAAGCATTAAAACTGATGTTTGAAGCAACGGAACAAACTAAAGAAGAAATTGCAACAGTGAAAGCAGATGTTATTGATATCAAAGAAAATCAAAAGCTAGATGCAGGAGAATACGGATTGATAACAAAAACAGTTCATCAACGCGTTGCTTATATCAGACAAATTCACGGACTACCTAATAATAAAGAAGTTAACAAACCTTTATATAGAGATATTAACAGTAACGTAAATACGATGGCTGGTATTAAAACAAGAACACAATTAAAACAAAAACATTTCGATGACGTAATGAATATGATCACAAATTGGTTTCCATCTCAATCAACAATGTATGTCATCAAACAATTAGAAATGGACTTTGAAAACGAAGTATAAGGAGTGATAGCAATGGAATACATTGGATTTGCGGACGCTATCGAGTTTGTGAAAATAAGTGGAATTTCTAAAAACGATTTAGAAAAGCACGTTTATAGCAATAAAGAGTTCCAAGAGAAATGTATGTACAGATTTGGCAAGAATCATAAACGCTACATCAAGATTAGACCGGCAATTGACTTTATAGAACAAAAATTAATGGTGTCAGAAACGGCACTTTAGAGGAGTTTTACTGAAGAAAGAGGATATATCGAAAAACTTTTAGAAAGGGTGGATTAAATGAAGTACTTACTTAGCTACATGACGATGTTTATCGCAATGATCATCACATTACTTTTAGGAGGTGGTTTCACAACAGTATTAGGAATTGCGATCTTAACGCTAATCTTTAGCACATTCTTCTGGGAAAAGTGGCTTGAGATAACAAAAAAGACTGAAACTTGCGCCAACAAGTAACAGTCGAAATCGAAAGAATTACAAACATTACATGCTTATTATAGCACAGGAGGAAAGAAATGGAAGAGGTAATCACAGTCAAGTTGACTAGAGAAGAATACTCTCAACTAATCAAAAGCCAAATAGATTTAGATTTCTTGCAAAGTGACTACGACTATTTAAACAAACGTTATGAAGATATGTGCGATAGATATTTCGAACTTAGAAAAGATTTCAGAAAAGCTATAGAATCATGCGAAACACAAAACGAAACAATCAAAGTCATGGATAGAACAATCGACATGCTGCACAAAGGAGTGATTGACATTGAAAGAAACAGTGACCTATCTAATTAAACTGAAAGACGCTCCTTTCGACCTGTATATCACTAATAAACCTAACAACGAAGAAGATACTTCTTATTCAAGAGATAGACGGAGAGCAAGAGAATTTGCAGGACTAGAAGATGTGAGTATCGACATGACTAAGCACAGAGCAATTAAAAAGAAAGTAACTGAAACAACTGAATATGAGGAGGTTGAGTATGACTGAAGAAACATTATTTAATCAGTTAAATCAGAAAGATGTAAACGATCATGTAGAAAAGAAAAACGGATTAACCTACCTAGCATGGTCATACGCTCATCAAGAATTAAAGAAGATAGACAGCAACTACAGTATTAAAACACATGAATTTGTACACCCTGATGTACCACTAGATAACTATTTTGTACCTTATTTAGCTACTCCAGAGGGTTACTTCGTACAAGTGTCAGTAACTGTAAAAGGACAAACTGAAACAGAATGGCTTCCAGTATTGGATTTTAGAAACAAATCTTTAGCAAAGGGTAGCGCGACAACGTTCGATATTAATAAAGCTCAAAAACGTTGTTTCGTTAAAGCTGCAGCATTACATGGCCTAGGTCTTTATATATACAACGGGGAAGAAGTTCCAAGCGCTAACGACAATGACATTACAGAATTAGAAGAACGTATCAACCAGTTTGTAACTTTATCTCAAGAAAAAGGTAGAGACGCAACGCTAGACAAAACAATGCGTTGGTTAGGTATTCAAAACATTAACAAAGTTACTAAAAAAGATATAGCAAATGCACATCAAAAACTAGATGCAGGACTAAAACAATTAGATAAGGAGAATTCGAATGACTAATTTAACTATTTTAACAGGACGTATCACTAAAGATTTAGAACTTAAACAAGCAGGACAAACACAAGTAACTAACTTCTCTATGGCAGTGGACAATCCATTCAAAAAAGATGACACATCATTCTTTGACATCGTAGCGTTTGGCAAAACTGCACAACTATTAAACGACTATTGCGGTAAGGGAAGCAAAGTTTTAATCGAAGGCAACTTGAAGCAAGACCGTTTCCAAGATAAAGAAGGTAACAATCGTTCAGTAGTACGAGTGATTGCAAATAGAATTGAATTCTTAGATAGCAAAGGTAACAACCAACCTCAAAAACAACAAGAACATACTACACAGACAAAAAGTAAAAATCCATTCGCAAATGCAAATGGACCTATTGACATTACCGATGATATGTTGCCGTTCTGATTGGACTGATTAGATGGTAGTAATTAAAAACTACATTACAGAAGATGACGGTACAACTACTGTAGTCATCAAAGGAGTAGAACTAGATAACAAAACGTCTTTACTTTTAGACAATGGTTACGAAGTGGAAGCAGATGTAAGAGTTGTAGATCCATTCAAGATTACAGATAAGCAGCGCAGAAAGATATTTGCGCTCTGTAACGACATAGAAGCATATACAGGACAACCCCGTGACTATATGAGGTATTTGTTCATGGATTACGTAGAAGTCCTCTACGGCTATGAAAAACGCCTCTCATTGAGCGACTGCACAAGAGAACAAGCTAAACAAATTATAGAAGTTATTCTCGACTGGGTGTTTCACAACAATATACCACTTAATTATAAGACAAGTGACTTACTCAAAAATGATAAAGCGTTCCTTTACTGGTCAACAGTCAATCGTAACTGTGTAATATGCGGAACGCCACGAGCAGAACTTGCGCATTATCACACAGTAGGTCGAGGACGTAACAGACGAAAGATAGATCACACAGACAACAAAGTATTAGCGCTATGTTCAAGACATCATAAAGAGCAGCACCAAATAGGTATAGATAGTTTTAATGAGAAATACAAATTATATGAAAGTTGGGTGTCCGTAGATGAACGACTCAACCGAATGTTGAAAGGAGAAGTAAATGGCTGAAGTATCGTGGATTAAATTAAAAGTTGGAATGTTCGATGATAGCAAAATCAAGTATATAGAAGCACTGCCAGAACGAGATACAATCATCACTTTATGGGTTAAGTTGCTGACATTAGCTGGAAAGTATAACGAACAAGGATACATTATGTTATCCGAAAGTCTACCCTATAACGAAGAAATGTTAGCTAACGAATTTAATAGACCTATCAATTCAATAAGATTAGCGTTACAAACATTCGAAAAGCTAAGCATGATTGAAGAAGTGAATGGTGTCTTTAAAGTATCTAATTGGGAAAAACATCAGAACATCGAAGGTTTAGAAAAGATAAGAGAACAAAACCGTTTGCGTAAACAAAAGCAAAGAAAAAAACAAAAACTTTTAGATAGTCACGTGACTTCACGTGACAGTCACGCAACAGATATAGAAGAAGATAAAGAAGTAGAAGAAGAAAGAGAAAAAGAAGTAGATAAAGATATCTTCAAAAACTCAATTAATTACATCATGAGTAACCTTACTCATAATTTAACTCCTAACCAAATGGAACAGATAGGATATGCCATTGATGATATTGGACAACATGCAGATGAAGTTGTTGAAGTAGCTACTGATTATACAAAAGACAAAGGTTGTCATGCAGGTTACCTAATCAAAGTGTTAAACAACTGGGCTAAAGAGAACGTTAAGAATAAAAAAGAGGCTGAAAATAAAATTAAACCTAAAAATAAAAAAACTGTAACAGATGATGTAATTGCTCAAATGGAGAAAGAGCTAGGAGATGAAAGTTAATGCCTATGACTAAACAACAAGCCCTAGAAGTAATTAAAACAATTAGACATGTATACAACATTGACTTTGACAGACCTAAATTAGAAACATGGGTTAACATTTTGAGCCAAAACGGGGATTATGAACCGACTAAAAAAACAGTAATGCAATATATCAATGATGCTAATCCTTATCCACCTAGTATTCCAAACATAATGAGGAAAGAAGTCAAAGTCGTAAAAGAAGAACCTGTCGACGAAAAAACTGCTAGACATCGTTGGAGAATGAAAAATGATCCAGAATACGTAGCACAACGTAAAAAGATATTAGACGACTTCAGAAAGAAGTTAAGTGAGTTTGGAGTGAGTGACGATGAATGAACGTCATGAAATCGAAAGTACAATCGTTGCTAGTTTACTTCAAAAACCGGACATAATTGAGAAGTTACGTGTGAGACCGGAAATGTTCTCACATGATGGTATGAAGTCATTTATGGAATATGTATTCGAAGTCGGTAAGGTAGATCATAACGAAATCTATTTAAAAACCACAAAAGATAAGTCATTCCTAGATATGGACACCATTTCAAATTTGTATAACTCAAAATTTATAGGTTACGGATTCTTTGAAAGATACCAACAAGATTTGCTCAATCTTTATCAAATAGAGCGTACGCAAAACGTATTACAAGAATTCAATTCTGATCCGAATATACAAAATTTTGATGAAATGCTTAACAAACTACAAAAGGTCAGTTTAATTAGTGCAAGTGAAGAAAGTGGGACTAAAAAAATTGTAGATCACTTTGTCGAAGAATTATATAGCGAAGAACCAAAACAAAAAATCAATACAGGTTATAAACTGGTGGATTACAAAATAGGTGGTTTAGAACCTACACAGTTGATTGTAATCGCTGCGAGACCGTCAGTAGGTAAAACGGGGTTTGCGCTTAATATGATGCTTAATATAGCGTCTCAAGGCTATAAAACTTCATTCTTCAGTCTAGAGACAACTGGCGTGTCTGTATTGAAAAGGATGTTATCAGCAGAAACTGGGATAGAACTAACTCGTATCAAAGAAATTAAAGATTTAGAACCGGATGAATTAACACGTTTAACAACTGCAGCAGACAGAATACTCAAACTTGATATAGATATACACGATAAAAGCAATATTACTACACATGATGTACGTAAACAAGCGATGAAAAACAAAGATGTGCAACAGGTTATCTTCATTGACTACTTACAACTTATGCAGACAGACAGTAAGTTAGATCGTCGTAATGGTATCGAAAAGATATCGCGAGATTTGAAGATTATTGCAAATGAAACAGGTGCAATTATTGTGTTGCTATCTCAATTGAGCAGAGGTGTAGAAACAAGAAATGACAAAAGACCTATGCTATCTGACATGAAAGAAGCAGGTGGAATTGAAGCAGATGCAAGTTTAGCTATGTTGTTATATCGAGATGATTACTACAACCGTGATGATGTTGATGACTCAGGCAAGTCAATTGTTGAATGTAACATCGCAAAGAATAAAGACGGAGAAACAGGTGTAGTTGAGTTTGAGTACTACAAGAAAACGCAGAGGTTCTTCACATGAAAGTAGTTGAATATCAAAAGTTGTTAGGCGTTATGTATCGAGAAGATTATCAAAACGACCCATTAATAGCTAAGACGCTTATTGAGTCAGGCTGGGCAGTTAAACGTTTGTTAGAAAACAAAACGATATCACCATTTGACGAATATGAAAAAGTTCAGGAATTAATCATGAATGAAACGAAATGGAGGCAACCAGATGGGGCTTATCGACGGACTTAAAAAGCAATACACGTTATATCAGATTGACGGTTGGAAGATGTGCAGTGTAACGCCGTTAGGAGAAGATACATTCAAACTAGGTAACTATGCAGGCATACACTTTAGAAACACATTCTCAGGAACAGTAACGAAAGATGAACTAGAAAAACTGAAACGCAAACATAAGCTTTTCAGAAAAGAAGAACTGCAACAGCAAATGACAATTAACGAATTATTATTTTGAGGTGGAACTTTGAGTAAATACAATTCTAAAAAAGTTGAATATAAAGGTGTCGTGTTCGATAGCAAAATTGAATGTGACTTCTATCAGCATTTAGAACGTAACTTAGGAAATGAATATGATCATATAGAATTACAACCTAGATATGAGTTGATACCTAAGTTTGATAACCAACGTAAAACAGAATATATAGCCGACTTTGCATTATGGAAAGATAACAAGTTACTTGAAGTCATAGACGTCAAAGGAATGCCAACAGAAGTAGCGAAGTTGAAAGCGAAGATATTTAGATATCAAAACAGAGAAGTACCACTCACATGGATATGTAAAGCACCTAAATACACAGGGCAAGAGTGGATAACGTATGAAGAACTAACTAAGGCACGCAGAAAGCGTAAGAAGGAGAAGATGAAGGATGGTAAAGGTTAAACGTAAAGTAGAAATGACATTACCAGAGTTGATTACATGGGCATGGAAGAATGGAATTAAAAGTGAAATGTTTTATAGCAATATTGATGGTCATTATGTGCATTTTGATATGGCCGAAAGAGTTTTTATAGAGCATGAAGTTGATAAAGATGAAACTTTCACAGTAGAAATTGGAGAAGAGATTACTGAAAATACAAAAATTCCAGAAATGCTTGAGATATTTCAAGATAATGATGCAACGCAATGGTTCGGGAATTCTATTGAACAAGTAAAAGACGACTTTAGTAGAGAATTCTGGTTAAAAGACGGAAATACAATGACACTCATCTGGAAATATGGCGAATTGGTCGGTGATGAGTAATGGCTAATAGAGAAGAAACAGTCACAGTCGAAGCAACAATGAAAGTTAGATGCAAGTATCCAGTTTGGGTAAATAATCGTATTACGAAAGAAGAAGAAAAAGAGCGTATTTTAGATTTAATCAGTAACAACCCTGACAAAGAGTTGATGAATGAAGATTTTGAACTAGTTGAATTAATAGAGGTGGAGTAAATGGAATCGACAAAAATGAGAGTTAAAAATAAATACTTCTCTATTACACCAGATGTAGTAGAAAAAATGAAAGAAGCAGATATCAATTCAGATATCTTAAGACAAAGATTAGCTTCTGGTTGGAAATTTGAAAATGCAATAGAAGCTCCTTTGGGAGTAAGACGTAGTGAATGGGATAGTTTAAAACCTAAAGAGGACGGAATCGCTAGTTATAAAGAGAGAATGGCACAACGTAGATTACAAGAGTTGAAACGTAAGAAACCACATTTATTCACAGTGCCTCAAAAACACCCTCGTGGTGAATGGTGCAAGCATCTTATGGAGAATGACATATTCCCTAGAAAGGTGATTAGATCATGAGCATTAAAGATTTGATTATAGGCGATAGAATCAGAATCCAAGAAGTTAACGGTGTTGAAATTACAGTGCAAATAAAAAATGTTTATCGTTTAGTTCAGTCAAGTCTTGATATAGATAAATGGGTTGCTGATGTAGAAGCAATTGACGGGAGAACTTGGACCATTGATGATTGTTATGATTTTTACTCATTACCTAATGGAAATGAAGGAACTAAAAAGACATTAGATGACAAGGTTAACCACCCGTCGCATTACACGTATGGAGATATAGAAATAATGGATTTTATAGAGCAGGTCACTAAAGATTATAAACCAGAGTTAGCATTTGCTATTGGTAACGCAATCAAGTATATAAGTCGGGCTAATCGTAAGAACGGTAAAGAAGATTTAGACAAAGCACGTTGGTATCTAAACAGAGCATTTGAGAAGTGGGAGGGTTAATTATGGTGTATATGTACGAACCATTTAGCCACACAGTGACTAAGACAGAACTATCTCATTTGCACAACATTACAGGCATTCCTCTAAATACACTATGGTACCAAAAAGAACGTGGCACATATAACGATAAGTTGAAGTGTTTCTTCACCGACGCAATGCCGAGAGTGAATAAGAAACAGGAGTTTAACGAAAGAGTTATAGCAAAAGATGAAATTTGGAAGTACAGCGATAAGTACGACTTATATGTAAGCAACTTAGGCAGAATGAAAAGGCCTGATGGAAAATACAAGTTTGCGAATGGTTGTAACGGTATTTTCACAGTTATTTATAAGAATAAAAAGTATCGTGCAGCAGATATTGTATATGAAACGTTTATCGGTAACTTGAAAAACGGATTGCACGCATATCCGAAAGATAGTAGATACAACAATTTTATTGCAGATAACTTATTCCAGTCTACATTACAGAAATATAGAGTGTATCGCAGAAATAAAGGTGTATCCAAACCGGTATACCTAGTGGATAGCGACAACAAAATTGTAGAAGAATTCGCAAGTACAGTAGAAGCTGGAAAAGTATTATTTATCGACAGACGCAACATTGCTAGAAAGTGCAACCGTAGATGTGTGAGTGACGGGTTGATGTACATGTGGGCAGATGAATACGAGAAGATGAACGCATGATATTATCCGACACAATCAACCAACGATATAGATACAACACACAAGGCAAGACGCCTACCCAGATACAACAGGAATTACACAAGTTAGGTGTTAAAGGCTTTGTGGTTAAAGTAGCAGGAAGCAGAGTGACGATGAAAGTTGAGAAAGAAAATATAAGAAAGAATAGGGAGTGTATGAGGAATGGCAGAAGTAACTAAGGAACAATTATTAGAATTCATTAAAAACAATGAGTTAGATTTAGACGAAAGCTATCCACGTAGTGATTGGTGGAAGTTTAGAAATGAACGTGACAGTTTACGTAAGCAACGTGATGAACTCATCAATGATATGGCAGAAACGAAAAGGAAAGCAGAGGCGTTTGATGAGATAGATGATTTAATCGTTAACGGGACATTAAAAGATAGAGAACCGGATGCAATATTTCAAAACATCTGTCATGTGATTATAAATTTTAAGGAGCGTGCAGATAATGAAAGATAAAGATTATAAAAGTTTATGGATAAAGTTGAAAGAGAAGAAATTAAAAGAATATGTGGAAGTACATCGCTCAGTAAATCAAATTATAACACCATACAATCAATATCATTTATTTGAGATAGCTAACGAAATGGTAAGTGAAAACGAATTAAAGCGAGATTTAAAATATATGGACCAACTAGACGGAACGCATGAGTTCCAAAATTTATTAAGTGATTTGGAGCGTGATAGTGATGAAAGAAAATTGGACTTATATTAAGGGGTTTAATGGTAAATACTCAATTTCAGACAAAGGGAGAGTATGGAGCAACAATTACAACAAAGAACTTAAACAAATAGATAACGGAAAAGGGTATTTAAGGGTGAATTTGTGTTTAAAAGCGAAATGTAGGAGGTTATTAGTGCACAAATTAGTGGCGGAACATTTTTTACCTAAAGAAAAAAGTGACCAGTGTGTAAATCACAAAGATGAAGATACTAAAAATAACAAGGTATCTAATTTAGAATGGTGTACTTATAAATATAACGCAAATTACGGTACTAGAAACAAAAGAATTGTAAAAAGTAGAGAAATCTCTCCAAAATGGTTAAAATCAAAAACCATCCCAGTAGTTAGTATAAATATAAAAACTGGAGAATGTAACTATTATAAATCAATGATGGAAGCTGAAAGAAATGGTTTTAGCAGCGGACATATAAGTGAATGTATCAGAGGCATTAATAAATCACATAAAGGTTGTAAATGGCTTAAACAATCTGAATATAAAGGAGTTTCATAAATGACAAATACATTAGAAATCAAATTATTATCAGAGAATGCAACTATGCCGAAGAGAGCAAATTCTACGGATAGTGGATTGGATTTATATGTATCAGAAACAATCACAATCCCAGCACATACAACAACAATAGTTAAAACAGATATAGCAATTAATCTACCTTATGGGTACGAGGGACAAGTAAGACCTAGATCTGGTAAATCGCTTAAAACTAAATTGCGTGTAGCACTAGGAACAATAGACCAAACATACCACAAAGAAATAGGTATCATCACAGACAATATAGGTGATGAAGATATCACAGTAGAAAAAGGCGAAAGACTAGCACAGTTAGTTGTAGCACCAGTTGTATATCCTACACCCAAACAGGTTGATTGGTTTGAAAATGAAAGCGACAGAGGTGCATATGGAAGCACAGGAGAATAAAGACATATTAGAAAAAGTGAAAGAGGTGTTAGGGAAGTGACACAATACTTAATCAGAGAAATACAAGATAGTACTGGATATGTTCATAGGCACGTTAGCAAAGTTAGAGAGAATGAATACATGAATGTCGTAGAAGCTGGAAGTGAAGATGAGGCTTTAGAAAAATGTGCGAAAGAAGATAAAGTTATCGAAAAAACTGACGAAAAATATGCACTTTTTTATAAGGAGGATACAGACATACGAACTAAAATTTTAGCCACAGGAACCTATGAAAAGATGCATGGTCTATTTCGTAACATCATGGATTCCTTGTTTGAATATATTGTCATAGGTAGCGATGCCGACAGTGCCGAATTGTATGTAGAAGAAATAGAAAAAGGTAAAGATGAAATTTTAACTAGGGAGGGACATCTATATGACTAAAAGAATATTAAAAATTTGGTTTACTATCGCTATGTATGAGTTAGGTAAATGGATTGGTAGAGAGTTGTATTATAAGTTAACTGCAAATGATGAGGTGGAAGTGCCTAAGGATTTTGACGTGAATGACCACGTTCATTTGAATGGCATATACGGAGGTTATTAATATGTGGGGCGTAATAGCAATTATTATATTGGTGTTACTTCTGTTTGGTTCATTACTTGAACAGAATGATTTAAAACACCAGTTAGAAGTGAAAGATTATGAGATTAAGACATTGAAAGATAAGTTGGAGAATGGAGGGAAGTAGTATGAATTGGATAAGCTTAATAACAACACTAATTATTTTTATCGCGTGGATGTTCGCTATGCATAAGTGGAAGGAAACAGAGAGGAAATTAGAGATTAAAGGAACGGAAATTTCTAACTTAAAAAGAGATGTAGAATATTGGAGAGAGTTAGCTAAATTACGCAGTATTGAATTAAACACAACTAGAATGAAAGCTGAAAATGAATGGGCAAATGAATATGAAGTAGAGTATCAAACGGACACGACTGGTAAATATATAATAGAAGTTAATCAAGGTGTTTACTTGAGAAAATCTATAATTACAACATTTAGAAATGTTGAAGTAGTTTATAATTTTACAGACGACTTCGAAAAAGCTAGTAAGTTTAAAGATGTTAAAGAATGTAAAAAGATAGCTAAACAATGTAAAGGTAAAGTTTTATACGATAGTCCTAATTGGGAGGTGGTATAGTGATAACGATTGAACGACACGATATAAAGAAATTAGAAGATTATATCAAGAACATAGAGCGATATAGACGAGAGTTAAAAGTGAGAGAGTATGAATTACTAGAAAACCACGAACCCGAGAATGTAGGAGCAGGTAAGAGTAATATACCAGGCAATCCTATTGAGAGAGAATCAATTAAGAAGTTAAGTGACAATCGTTATAACAACTTACGTAACATTGTAAAAGGTGTAGATAAACTTATTTATGAATCAGATGAAGATACACAAGACTTAATGCGTTTGAGATATTGGGAGTGTCCGATAGGTTGTAGTGAGTGGGAGGATATAGCTGACTACTTCGGTACAAGTAAGACGAGCATATTAAGACGACGTGACGCGATGATAAATAGATTGGCAGAATTCATAGGTTATGTGTAGGGTGGACTTTTGAAGTGTGTAAGTCCGTTTATAATCGGTGTATTATGATATTGTAAGAATTACCTCACAAGACATAGTGTTTATCCTTTCGCACTATGGTGGGGTATTCAATATCGAAGTGATTGGACAAGTGTTTATCGTCTTTGATTAGACGTTGCGCATCTGATTGCTTAACTATCCGTCAGAGTGGCGGGTAGTTTTATTGAATCTTACAACACGGCTTCCGATAAGTTGGTATAAATACTTGACATTTAATTTTTTCTCCTTTACATAGTTATCCGTGAGAACACACGGGTAACTTATTTTTATGTATTGATGTGACATAGAAGTGTGACATGAGTACATAAACTCAAATAAATAACAAAACATAATCGTTAGGCACTGTTTACGCAGTGTCTTTTTTATACGTCAAACAAAGGTGCTTAACCGTGAGAGTAGGTGGTAATATACGATGACTAACATGCAAAATAACGCAACATTCGGGGCGTACTTAGAATTAACTAAGAAACAACAAGAATATATACGCTTGAAGAACGAAACAGATTTAGCAGAGGGAGAAATAGCAGTAGAAATTGACGTTAATCGTTCTACTATATCCCGTTGGAAGCATAATGATAAATTCAGAGAGGGTTTTAAAGGTTACCAAGCAGAGCATTTATCTAAGCAGGTACCGAAAGCCTTACAAACGATGATTAACTTGTTAGACGCTAAAAGCGAACTAGTACGCTACCAAGCCTCTAAAGATATATTAGATCGTACAGGATATACACCTGTAGAAAGACAACAAATCGAAACGACTGCGACGGTACAGTTCAATGACGATATCGATTAACCTATCTGAACTGTTACCTAAACACTTCCATAGCTTATGGAAAGCAACTAAAGATAGAGAGAAGCTTAACATAGTAGCTAAAGGTGGACGTGGTAGTGGTAAGTCGTCTGATATATCTATCATCATTACACAGTTAATCATGCGCTATCCTATGAATGCAGTTGTAGTACGTAAGACAGACAACACATTAGCTACATCAGTATTTGAGCAAATCAAGTGGGCGATAGAAGAACAAAAGGTGTCGCACCTGTTCAAAGTCAAAGTGTCGCCAATGGAAATCACATACGTACCTAAAGGGAATCGAATTATCTTCAGAGGGGCACAGAACCCTGAACGATTAAAGTCGTTAAAAGATAGTCGGTTCCCTTTTTCTATCATGTGGATAGAGGAGTTAGCAGAGTTCAAGACAGAAGATGAAGTTACTACAATTACTAACTCTATGTTACGTGGTGAATTAGATGACGGATTATTTTACAAGTTTTTCTTTAGTTATAACCCACCTAAGAGAAAACAATCGTGGGTTAACAAAAAATATGAGAGCTCATTCCAACCGGATAATACGTTCGTACACCATTCAACGTACTTAGATAACCCTTTTATCTCTAAACAGTTTATACAAGAGGCGGAGAGTGCTAAAGAACGTAACGAACAACGTTATCGTTGGGAATATATGGGTGAAGCTATTGGTAGTGGTGTTGTGCCGTTTAACAACCTACAAATAGAGAAGATACCTGATGAGTTGTATAAGAGCTTCGACAACATACGTAATGCTGTAGACTTTGGATACGCTACTGATCCGTTAGCTTTTGTACGTTGGCACTATGACAAGAAGAAACGTATTATCTACGCAGTTGATGAACACTATGGTGTACAAATAAGCAATAGAGAGTTTGCTAACTGGTTAAAGCGTAGAGGCTATCAATCAGACGAGATATTCGCAGATAGCGCTGAACCGAAGTCTATTGCAGAGTTGAAACAAGAACACGGTATCAAGAGAATTAAAGGTGTGAAGAAAGGACCTGACAGTGTAGAACACGGGGAACAATGGCTTGATGATTTAACTGCTATTGTGATAGATCCTAACAGAACACCTAATATAGCGAGAGAATTTGAGAATATCGACTATGAAACTGACAAAGACGGCAATGTTAAACCGAGATTAGAGGATAAAGACAATCATACGATAGACGCCACTAGATACGCCTTAGAGCGTGACATGAGGCAGAATAAACTTAGCATACTTACGTAAACGAGGTGATTAGCATTAACTGGCCATGGGACAAACCATATCATGAACAAGTGGTAGAACAAATTAAACCGAAGTATGAAACGCAAGAAGAAATGATATTGCGCTTAGTTAGAGAACATAAAGAGAATATAGACAATATCACAATGGGCGAAAGATATTATAATCATCACCCAGATATATTAGACGCTCCTTCCAAAAAAGATGTGAACGGCGACTATGACGAAACTAAACCAGACTGGCGCATGTATACTAACTACCATCAAAACTTAGTAGACCAGAAAGTAGCTTATGCAGTTGCTAATCCTGTGACATTTGGTGTAGATAATGACAAAGCATTAAAACAAATACAACACACACTTAATCACAAGTGGGATGACAAATTAGTAGATATATTAACTGCTGCAAGTAATAAAGGTATCGAATGGGTTCAACCTTATGTAGATGAAGAGGGAGAATTTAAAACGTTTCGTGTACCTGCAGAACAAGCTGTACCTATTTGGACTAATAAAGAAAGAGATGAACTGCAAGCGTTTATCCGTGTATATGAATTAGACGGAGCAGAACGTGTTGAGTATTGGACTAAAGATGATGTGACATTCTATGAGTTGAAAGAAGGACAACTTATCCATGATTTCTATCGTAGTGAAGATCATATACAACCTCATTATTATCAAGGTAATAAATTGATGAGTTGGGGGCGTGTTCCTTTTATTCCGTTCAAGAACAACCCACAAGAAGTATCAGATATATTCATGTATAAGACAATCATAGATGCATTAGATAAACGACTGTCAGATACACAAAACACTTTTGACGAATCAGTAGAGTTAATCTATATCTTAAAAGGTTATGAAGGTGAAGATATGAAAGACTTCATGCATAACCTAAAATACTACAAAGCAATTAGTGTTGCAGGAGAAAGTGGTTCTGGCGTAGATACTATCAAAGTAGAAGTGCCTATCGACTCTGTTAAGGAATACACGAAGATGTTACGTGATTACATTATAGAGTTTGGACAAGGTGTAGACTTCCAACAAGATAAGTTTGGTAATAGCCCAAGTGGTATTGCACTTAAATTTATGTACAGTAACTTAGACTTAAAAGCTAATAAATTGAAGAACAAAACACTTACTGCATTACAAGAGCTATTGCAGTACATTATCGACTTCTACAGATTAGATGTGAGAGTGCAAGACATAGAGATTACATTCAACTTCAATGTAATGGTTAATGAGTTAGAAAACTCTCAAATCGCTATGAATTCTACAGGGTTATTATCTAAAGAAACTATTCTTGGTAATCATTCGTGGGTACAAGATCCTGTAGCTGAAATGGAAAGAATAGAGCAAGAAAACATAGAACTCAATCAACAACTCCCTGACATTGAGGAGGGATTGAATGACGAACAACAAAGACAATCCGAAGATAACCAATCAGAATGACATAGATAACTACATCGACAAACTGGTTAATCAAGCAGAGAAAGAAATCGAAATACTATTTGCTAAACGTTTGAAAGAAATCAAACAGATTATTGCGAATATGTACGAAAAGTATGATAGAGATGAACCGCAAGTAACGTGGACTGAATTCAATAAATACAACAGGCTCAACAAAGAACTTAATCGTATAGGACAGATGTTGTCACAAGACTATAGAGAGGTCGCTAAGGCTATCAAACAGTCGCAACAGAACGTCTATATCGAAAAGTACATGATGAGCCTATTTTTGTATGAAGTAGCAAGTCAAACGTCTATGAGTTTTGATATACCAACCACACAAACGATACAGAAAGCTATAGAACAACCTATCGAGTTTATTAAGCTGGTACCTACATTACAGAAACATCGTGATGATACATTAAAGCGTATTCGTATGCATATCACACAAGGTATTATGAGTGGCGAGGGCTACTCTAAGATAGCTAAAGCGTTAAGAGATGACTTAGGGATGGCAAAGGCGCAATCAGTAAGAGTAGCACGTACAGAAACAGGACGTGCATTGTCACAAGCAGGGTTAGATAGTGCAATGGTAGCTAAAGACAATGGACTCGATATGAAGAAACGTTGGTATTCTACTAAAGATACACGCACACGTGATACACACAGACACTTAGACGGCACTTCAGTCGATATCGAAGATAACTTTCATTCTAGTGGTTGTGTAGGTCCTGCACCTAAGTTGTTTGTAGGTGTAGCTAGTGCAAAAGAGAACATTAACTGTCGTTGTAAGTTGCTTTATTACATAGATGAAGATGAATTACCTACAACTATGAGAACTAAAGAAGATGGCGTAATACCTTTCACTAACTATAGAGAGTGGGAGAAAGAGAAACGGAAAGGTGGTGCTTGATTATGGAGTTTAATGTGAAGGTTAATGTTGATGCTGATGAAGCAATTGAGAAATTAGAACGTATCAAAAAACTATACGAAGAAATTAATCAATTAAAGAATGATAGATCAGTTGTAAAGGTAGGAATAAGCAACGAAGCTAACACAGAACAAATTAAAAATTACATTAATAAAAGTAATGCTGAAAATGCAAATTTTAACTTATTCTAGCTAACACTTAAATGTGTTGGCAATTTTTATGCCCAAATCATGCTCAAGGCGTTAAAAGGTGCAAACTCATGGTGGAAAAGACCACCGTAATAAAAAATGTGAGGAGTAGTAATAATGAAAAGAGAATTTTTACGTGGTTTAGGTGTCGAAGAAGATGCTATTCAAAAGATTATCGACGAACATCATGAAGGTTTGCAATCTTATAAAGAAAAAGCAGAGAAAGTTGACTCACTAAAAGAACAATTAGACACTGCTAACGAAGAAATTAGAAATCGTGATAATCAAATTGAAGAACTCAAAAATAATGTTGGTGATAACGATGAACTTAAACAAGAGTTAGAAAAATATAAAGAGGAAAACGCCAACTACGATCAAAAACTCAAAGACGTTCAGTTAAATAAAGCTATCGAAGTATCTTTAGCTAAAGAAAAAGCAATTAAACCTGAACAAGTAATCAAACTAATCGATAAAGACAATTTAGAAGTTGATGACAATGGAAATGTCAAAGGATTAGACGATTACATGAGTGAGTTCAAAAAAGAGAATGAGCATTTATTTGAACAATCTAAACCAAGTGGACGCACACCATATGACGGAAAAAGTGTTGCTGGCGGAATAACACAAGAACAGTTCAACAATATGAGCGTAGATGAAAGAACTGATCTATTTATGAATGATAGAAAAACATACGACGCTCTAATAAACAATTAGAAAAGAGGTTATAACATATGGCACAAGGAACAACAACTAAAAGCACACAAATCGTTCCAGAAGTATTAGCACCTATGATGCAAGCAGAATTAGATAAGAAATTGAGATTTGCACAATTTGCAGACATTGACAGTACATTAGTAGGACAACCAGGTGACACTTTAACTTTCCCTGCATTTGTTTACAGTGGCGATGCTACAGTAGTACCTGAAGGACAAAAAATCCCTGTAGACAAAATTGAAACTAACAGACGTGAAGCTAAAATTCATAAAATCGGTAAAGGTACTGATATTACTGATGAAGCTTTATTATCTGGTTATGGTGACCCTCAAGGCGAAGCAGTACGTCAACACGGTTTAGCTATTGCTAACAAAGTAGATAATGACGTATTAGAAGCTTTACGAGGTACTAAATTAACTGTAAGTGCAGACATCGGTACATTAGCAGGTTTAGAAGCTGCTATTGATACATTTGACGATGAAGATTTAGAACCAATGGTATTATTCATTAATCCTAAAGACGCTGGTAAATTACGTTCTAGTGCTTCAGATAACTTCACTCGCGCTACTGAATTAGGCGATAACATTATCGTTAAAGGTGCGTTTGGCGAAGCGTTAGGAGCTGTTATTGTACGTTCTAAGAAATTAGATGAGGGAGAAGCTATCTTAGCTAAACGTGGTGCAGTTAAATTAATCACTAAACGTGATTTCTTCTTAGAAACTGACCGTGATCCTTCAACTAAAACAACTGCTTTATACAGTGATAAACATTATGTAGCATACTTATATGATGAATCTAAAGCAGTTAAGGTTACTAAAGGCGCAGGAACTACAGACTCAGGCGCATAAAAGGAGGTAGTGACGTATGTATAAAGTAATCGAATACTTCACAGACTTACAAGACGCCAACTACGAATATAACGTTGGAGATACGTTCCCTCGTAAAGGTTTAAATGTAAGTGATGAACGATTAACTGAACTATCCACAAAAGAGAACCGTCAAAATAAGCCCCTTATTGAGCGTGTAGAGAGCGACAAAGACTTAAAAGGTATGAAAGTATCAGAATTAAGAGAACTCGCTAAAGAACGTGAAATAGAGGGCTTTTCTAGTATGAAAAAAGATGAACTCATTGAAGCATTAGGAAGTGTTGAGTAATGAACGCACAAGACGTTAAATTATTAAACAATCTCTCGCTCGATGATACTTCAAATGACGAAACAATCGAATTACTTATTGAAAAGTATCTGAATGTAGCTGAAGAATATTGTAATCAAACATTCAATAGGAAGTCATTACCTAGTAATGTAGAGAAATTCATTGCTAACTGTATTAAACAAGGTACGACTAGCAATATTTCTTCACGTACTATGGGTACTGTGAGCTACACTTTCGTTACTGATCTACCTAAGGAAACATACGGTTACCTTAAACCATTTAGACGCTTACGTTGGACTGGTTATCATGTTTAATCCATTAAATGAGTTTCCTCATACAATCGAATTAGGCTCAAGAGAGGTTGTAGGAGAGTATCCACGTGAACAAGAGCGCTTTAAGAGCGAAAAAACAATACAAGGATTTATGGATACGCCTACTTCATCTGAACAACTCAAGTTTCATCAAATGAACCAATCATACGACAGAAACCTATATACGCCGTACAGCCTGCCAATAACTAACACAAACTTATTTAAATACAACGGTAAAACTTACGAAGTAGTAGGAGAACCTGTCGACCAAGGCGGGCAACAAGAAATCAACTTAACAAGATTGAGAGAATGTCCTATTGGCTAAGGTTAAATACGGAAATTGGGATTTAGTTAAGGAACTTGAGGAGTTTGAAAAAGAAACGATTAGATGGGCTAAAAAAGGTATAGCCAAGACAACAACAATTATTCACAATTCAATAGTTAGTAACATGCCTGTTGATACCGGTTATCTTAGAGAAAGTGTTTCTATGGACTTTAAGAAGGGCGGATTAACAGGCGTTATTAATATCGGCAGTGAGTACGCAGTTTACGTCAACTACGGTACAGGGATATACGCAGTCGGTCCGGGTGGTAGTCGTGCAAAGAATATCCCGTGGCGTTACAAAGACGCAGACGGACATTGGCACACAACTAAAGGGCAACATGCACAGCCTTTTTGGGAACCTGCAATCGATGAAGGTAGAGCGTTTTTCAATAAGTATTTTTCATAAGGTGGTTAAGATATGTGGGTATCAGTAGAACGGTATCTGTTTAACAAGATATATAACAAATTAAAAAGCAACCCTATCATCAAAAAACAACTTGGTGGTAGGGTTTTTGATTGCGTTCAAAAAGACGCTGTTTACCCATATATCGTTGTGGGTGAAACAAACGTCACTAACAAAGAAACAACGACAAGTATGTTTGAAGATGTAGGCGTTACATTGCATGTTTATAGCCAAGCTAGAAATAGAGATGAAGCCTCACAAATCATTCAATACTTAGGTTTTGTACTTAACTCTGAAATAGAAATAAATAACTATTCATTTATAAAAAGTCGAATTGATACACAAGAAGTGATAACTGACATAGATCAGTACACGAAACACGGTATCATCCGTCTTGTTTTTAAATACAGACACAATACTTTACAAAGGAGTGTAACGAATGGCGCAGAATAAATACATTGCAGCGTTACAAATCGCTGACAAAGATTTAGCGAGCAAGCTGAAAGAAGAAGATGCTATTCTGTTAGCTAGTTTAGCTGAGGGTGGACACACAATCAGTAATGATTTAGCTGAAATGATTACAGGTGGCAAAAAAGACTATGGTCGTAACTCTGTAGAAGAAGAAATCAAGTTAACTGTTGACCGTGTACCTGGCGACAAAGGTCAAGAAGCTTTAAAAGAGTCAGTTAAAAACTTCAAGCAGTTACGTTTATGGATTTGGGAAGTTAAGAAACGTGACGGTAAACATCACGGTACTTTCGCTTATGTAATTGTAGAAGAGCACGAATGGTCATTTGATGATGAGGATGACAAAATCGAAATCACTGCAAAAGTTAAATTTAACAGTGCTGACGGTTCTGTTGATTCATTACCACCAGAATGGCTTAATCCTAGTGCTGCTGCTCCTACAGTTGAATGGGAAGATATGGGAGCTTATACAGACTCATACGAAAACCGTACACCTAGTGCTGGTGCATAATTACGAGGGCATTAAGCCCTCTATTTTTTTGTAAAAAATAACAGAAAGAGGTTAAAGAATGACTGAAAATACAATCAATCCTATTACTACATTAGAATTCAACGGAGAAGAAGTAGAAGCAAAAGCTACTTTCTTATTTGATAAAACTGCTAAAAAGTTTGCTAAAGATGAGCAAGATGAAAACGGTAAAACTACTAAAGTATCTGGCTTTAATGCTATTTATAACGGTATTTTAGAACGTGATCCAATTGCAATTGCAGACTTTTGGGAATGTGCAACAGCTTATTTAGGTAAAAACGCACCTAAACGTGAAGATATCGAACAAACACTAATGAAAATTATTGACGAAAAAGAAGATTCTATCGAATTATTACAAGGTGCTTTACAAGTATTAAATCATAGTGGTTTTTTCAAACAAAAATCTCGTCTGTTCTGGACACAAATGAACTCAGCACCGTCTATGGTAAAAGAGGAAGAGAAAGAGTCTACGAAGAACGGTATCGAGTTCATGAAGAACAACTACAAAGAAATCATGGGCGAGCTACCGTACTAGATTATTCGGAAATACGGCAGATAACCAGTCAATACATAGGCTATCTCCCTTATGATGAATTAATGAGTTTGACGCCTAATGAATGGAAAGACTGGGTTATCGGTCGCAGATTGGCGTTACTTGATGAACAAGAAAATTTATTGTTTGGTGCTCAAGCTAATAGTATTGCACAAGCTGGTAAGTCGTTAAAAGGACTGCAAAAAAAGTTAGAACGTGAAAGATATGAAGTGCGTGGACAATCAGAAGAATACGAACGTATGAAAGAACGTAAGTTAGCACAGAACAAACGAAACAGAGCAGTTCAGAAACAAGGTACACGACGGTTTATGAATTCATTACGTAATACTAGTCAAAGAGGAGGTTAGCCATGAACAAAAACTTTATGGCTCGTATATCGGCGATCATTACAGATTTCCAACGGAATATCAGAAAAGCTCAACGTATGGCTAAAACTGAAATACCCGATGAAATCGAAACACAAGTCGATGCGAATATCAGTAAGTTTAAACGAGCCTTAAACACTGCAAAAGCAATGGCTCAACGTTGGCGTGGACACACCGTTGAAATAGACGGTAACAACAACCCTATCAAACGAGCAATTGCAGTAGTTAAAGAGAAATTACAGCAATTAAGAGATAAAGAAGTAGATATTAAAGGTAACAACAACCCCTTAAAACGTTCAGTATTAGGTGCTAAAGCTATGCTTGCAACCTTACATGATAAAACGGTAAAAGTTAACTTTGATACAAGGGGAATGACAAGAGCTCAAGTATTAACTAGAGCTTTAAGTCAGTCTTTAGATGAATACGGAGACAAAATGGATAGATTAGCTACTCGTATTCGTACATTTGGTACTGTGTTTGGACAACAAATCAAAGGTGTGCTAATCGCTAGTTTTCAAGGTCTTATTCCTATTATAGCTGGTTTAGTACCCGCCATCATGGCAGTAGCTAACGCATTAGGTGTAGTTGCTGGTGGTGCATTAGGTGTAGCTGGTGCATTTGGTATTGCTGCAAGTGGTGCGTTTGCATTTGGTGCTATGGCAGTAAGTGCAATTAAAATGTTGAATGACGGAACATTACAAGCTACTGCGCAAACAAGAAGATACCAAGCGTCTTTAGAACAAGTTAAGTCAACTTGGGAAGGCATTATCAAGCAAAATCAAGCGCAGATATTCAACACGCTATCTAATGCTTTAGATACAGTTAACGTAGCTTTAGGACGTATGAAACCATTCTTAGCAGGTATTTCTAAAGGAATGGAACAAGCGTCACAGAGTGTCTTAAAATGGGCTCAAAACAGCCAAACTGCTAGCAAGTTCTTTAACATGATGAATACAACAGGTGTTAAGACATTCAACACATTATTAAGTGCTGCAGGACGCTTTGGTGATGGACTCATTAATGTATTCACTCAATTAGGTCCACTATTCTTATGGACTGCTAAAGGTTTAGATAATTTAGGTAAGAAGTTCCAAAACTGGGCTAACAGCGTAGCAGGTCAGAACGCTATTAAGTCGTTTATTGAATACACTAAAACTAATTTACCTAAAATAGGTCAAATATTTGGCAATGTATTCATGGGTATTGGTAACTTGATGAAAGCATTTGCTCAAAACAGTTCTAATATCTTTGATTGGCTAGTTAAAATGACTGCTAAGTTTAGAGAATGGTCTGAACAAGTTGGTAAATCTGAAGGATTTAAAAAGTTTGTTCAGTATGTACAAGAGAATGGTCCAGTCATTATGGATCTAATCGGTAATATCGTAAGAGTTTTGGTTGCATTCGGCACTGCAATGGCGCCAATAGCAAGTGTGATATTAAAAGTAGTAACAGCATTAGCTGGTTTCATAGCTAAGTTGTTTGAAACACACCCTGCTATAGCTCGAATGGTTGGTATAGGTATGATACTCGGTGGTATGTTGTGGGCTTTACTAGCACCAATCATTGCAGTAAGTACATTGCTATCTAATGTGTTCGGTGTAGGTTTAATCCAAGCTATCGGTAAAATGTTAGCTTTTGCTAGAAACACTCAAATACTTAGAAGTGCGTTAAACCTAGTGAAAATCGCATTTAGACTTCTCATGAGCCCTATTAGTACAATTATGCGTATCTTACCTATGTTAAGTGGCGCTTTCCAAGCATTGGGTGTAGCTATAGGCGCGATTTCATGGCCTGTATTGGCTATCATAGGCGTTATCGTTGCTTTAATAGGTATTATTGTTTGGTTATGGAAAACGAACGAGAATTTCAGAAAAACTTGTGTTGAAGCTTGGAACACAATTAAAGATACGATAATGAACGCTGTAAAAACAGTGATTAACTGGTTTAATCAGTTCAGAGCGTCTATCGAACAAACGCTCCAACCAATTATGCCTATCTTACAAATGTTAGGACAAGTTGCAAACCAAGTTCTCGGCTTCTTATTCATCAGCCTTATCAATGGTTTAGTAACTGCTTTCCAATCTCTTTGGACTGTGATTTCAGTAGTATTCACTGCGATAGGTGGAATACTACAAGCTGCTACGCAATTGATTTTCGGTTTGTTTACTGCATTAATACAGCTCCTTACCGGAGATTTTTCTGGCGCTTGGCAAACTTTACAAACTACGATTTCTAATGTAATGACTACGATTTGGAATACCATATTGTCAATTTGGGGCCAAATTTCTAACTTCATATTCAATGTTTTGAACAGAATACTTGGTACTAATATTACAAGTTGGAACCAAATTTGGTCTGCGATTTCAGGTGCAGTTACTAGAATATGGAATACAGTATCAAGTTGGTTTTCACGTGTAGTTTCAACTGTTGCTCAAAAAATGATGCAAGCATTAAGTCGCATCATTTCTGGTGGTGCTCGTTGGGTTTCAAGTATCATTTCTGCGATGAGTAGATTTGTTCAAGGTGTGGTTAGTGGTTTTGTTAGAGTTGTATCTCAAGTGGCTTCTGGTATGGGTAGAGCTGTTTCAAAAGTCAGAAGTTTCTTCGGAAAAATGGTATCTGCAGGATTGCATATTGCGTCGGGGATTGCAAAAGGTATTGCAAATGGTGCAAGTAGAGTTATAAATGCTGCTGCAAACATCGCTAAAAAAGCAGTTAGTGCAGCTAAAAACGTACTAGGTATTCACTCACCTTCACGTGTGTTCAGAGGTATAGGCGGATATATTTCTCAAGGTTTAGGTATTGGTATTATGGAACAAAGCAATAGTGCTATTAATGCCAGTCGTCGTTTAGCGAAAGGTGTAACTAACGCATTTAGCCCTGATTTAAACACTGATTTAACATCAGACTTAACAGGTGGATTAAATAGCGATGTGAACGCACATATGAGTAAAGACGTACGTCATAGCATGCAAGAGAACAATAAACCTATCGTCAACGTGACTGTTCGCAATGAGTCAGATATACCGGCTATTAAATCTTACATTGAAGATTCCAACTCAAAAGACGCAAGTTTCGGATTATTTTAAAGGAGTGATTGTTAATTGATATTACATGATGTTGAAGTTTACAAAAATAAAGAACGTTTGCGTATTAGTGACAATCGCTTCACTGGTACTGCGTTGAGAGTTGTTTCTTATGATGTTAAAGGTGCTGGCTATGACCGTAAATTTGATGAAATTGATCGTGTTAACGGTAGATTCCATAACGCTACTAAAGAAGAAAAGAAAAGCATTTCAATGATTGTGAGATACGATGTGGAAAAGATAGCTTATGCTTCTCATTTAAAAGCGAACATACAAGCTATGCTAAGAGGTCATTTTTACCTTAGAGAATTAGCAGCGTCTGAAAGTGAAATTAAATTCGAGAATATATTCCAACCTAAGGAACAATCTTTTGAACTAGAATATGTTGACGGTAGGCAGATACTTGTCGGCTTAGTTAATGAAGTGTCATTCGATACTACTAAAACGTCAGGTGAATTCACACTAGATTTCGAAACGATTGAATTACCATACTTTGAGAGTATTGGGTATAGTACAGATTTAGAAAAAGAGAGTGGTAATTTGAATAAATGGGGTATTCCAGACAAAAACCCGTTCAACACATCTCATAAAGAACGTAGATACACATTCTATGATACTAAAGTAGGCGATGTATATTACGGTGGTACAGCTGAAATTAACCAATTCAACCAAGATAGTGTTGTAGAAATGACACTTGGAGAAAATGTCAGTAAAAATGATAGCGATGGTTTTAACTTCTATATGACACATAGTGACATTATGAAAATAAGTGGATTAGAATTGAGAGCCGGTGATGTTATCAAATTTGACGGCATTCATGTATATCGTAATAACTTACGCATTGATGATTACAATAAGACGAAACAACAACCTGTGTTAATGCCTGGTTGGAATACTTTCCATACTACTAAGAAACTTCAAAAAATCACGTTTAAACACAAAAGATATTACTTGTAAGGAGGTTGCTTAATTGCCAATATTATTAAAAACGTTACAGGGCATTGGGCAATCCCTACCTGTAGAAACAAAATTAAACGAGAAATTAAATGAAGATGGCTCCTTAGAAATAGAAATGGTAGAAAACAAAGCTACATTTGACGCTATAGGGGCTATTACTAAAATGTGGACGATTACAGGTGTTGGTGGTGCAGATGACCTTAATGAATACCGTATCGTTATGTTAGATAAAACGACTGTAGGACAAAAAGAAAAGTTAACAATCAAAGCACGTCCTGTTGAATTAGATGACCTAAACAATTTAAGAGTGTATGAAGTATATAACGGTAGTTTTACAGGAAAAAGGTACTTTGATTTAGTTTTTAAAGATACGGGTTATAAGTATGAATTACACGCTAAAGTTTCATCGTCTAAATTTGAAAATCTAGGTAACCATGATACAAACTTAGAACTATTCAAAAAAGGTTTAGAACGTTACGACCTAGAGTACGAATACGAACCTAAAACAAAGACTTTTCACTTGTTCGATGTTGTTCAACGTAAGGCTGACTATTATATCAAAGCAGGCGTTAACGCTAACAATGTAAAGGTGCAAGAGGACGCTTCTAAATGTTATACCTACATCAGAGGTTATGGTGGTTTTGACGATCAACAAACTTTTAACGAAGCTAGCTTGCAATATGAGTACACACACCCCTTAGCTGACCTTATAGGTAAACGACATGCGCCACCTGTTGTAGATGGACGTATGACAAAGGGTGATACACTCAAAAAAGCTATGGAGTTAGTTATACAAGAAAGTTTAAAAACATCTGTAACCCTAGACTTCATATCTTTACAAAAACATTTTAAAGAAGCAGTACCTAGAGTTGGAGATATTGTGAATGTAGTTGACGATTTAATAGGGTTAAATGAATTTGTTAGAATTATCGAAATTACTACTCATAGAGATATTTACAATAAAATTATCAAGCAAGACGTAGTACTTGGAGAATTTAGATTACAAGATAGATATATGAAAGCAGTAAATACTGCTGCAAATTATGTTAAAGCTATCAAGTCTAACAAATCTGATCCAGCGAAAGACTTAAGGATGATTCAAGCTCAAAACAACGCAAATACTAAGACTGCACAAGATTTGCAGAAGAAAACCGATGAAATAAAAAGAAGATTAGAAAGCGCGCATGCTAAGAGTGTTACAACTGCAAACGGTACTATTGTTCACGACTTTACACCTAAGTCTAAGATTAGGAAAGTTAAAACAATAGGTACTATTGGAGATTCTGTAGCTAAAGGTACTGGCGCTAAAACTAACTTTACACAAATGTTAGCTAAGAAGATAAAAGCTAAATCAACAAACTTAGCTGTTAGTGGTGCGACAATGAGCACAAACAAAGATAATAGCATTTATGAACAAGCAACTAAAATTAAAGGTGATTTAATCGTTGTTCAAGGTACAGATGACGATTGGACAAATGATATTAAGATAGGCACTGATAAAACGGACATTAAAACGTTTTACGGTGCCTTTTATAGTGCCATTTCTAAAATTAAGAGTAATAACCCTAAATCAAAAATAATCGTCATGACACCTACAAAACAGTGTTATATAAAAGACGGCAAGGTTGTCCGAAAAGACACCACTAAGAACGATTTAGGTTACACGTTAGCTGATTATGTAGACGTTCAAATAGACGCTTGTAATGAGTTAGATATACCTGTGTATGACGCTTATCACTCAACACAATTCAAACCTAATATACCTTCATACAGAAAGTCGAGTATGCCTGACGGTGTACACCCTAACGAAAAAGGGCACGAAGTCATTATGTATGAACTAGTTAAAAACTTTTACGGTTTTTATGGCTAAGGAGGTCAAAAACTTTGAAATTAGACAATTTAATTACGAAACTTCACTCGTACTTTAGTCAAAAGTTTGTAAGTCAACTTGAGAATAACTTCGAACAAATAAAATACTGGACTAATAAAAGTGATGATAGCTTTAACGAGCATTTAACCACTCAAAAAAATGCACATACAACTGAACAGATCAAACACAAAACTACAAAAGGCCAAGATGTTGTCTTATCCAATCATGAGAACTTTCAAGACGAACTCATTGAACATCTTGTGTTAGGTCATAATGGCGACGGTAACAATGAATTAAAAGCAAGTCACACATCAATGGACGCTCAAAGTTTCGATTCTTTACATCAACGTCTATATCACGACTTTTTAAGAGAAAGTAATGCTAGAGAAGAACTAAGAGCGGACTTAACTAAAAAAATACAACGTATTGTTAATGTTGATGACTTTGGTGGAGATCCTACAGGTCAAAAAGACAGTACGAAAGCTTTCCAAGACGCATTAGGCAACGGTAACGTACAAGTAACTATGAGTGGTGGTACTTACCTCACAACAGGCATTAAAATGCCTAACAACTCTCGTTTAGTTGGACAAGGTAAAGACATTACTACAATTAAATTTATGAACGAAACACCTGCAGAAAACATTGGTATTACTAACTTAAAGATGAGTGGAAGTGCAGAGAACATCTCATTAGAGAGTTTTTCTTTTAACGGAAATAAATTTAGACAAAACAAAACATTAAAAGCATCCGGTGGCTCTCGCTCATCTAACATTAGATTTGCAGGTGTAACTAACGGTTACATTTACAACGTTAAGTCATATGACGCTTTACTTCACTGTATCGACGTAACATATGCAAACGATAATTATTATTACGAGGGTGACGGCAATCGCGTGCCTTACTCATTAGAAAGTAAACATATATTCATTGATAATTGTGAGGCATATGGTTGTGGAGATGACGGTATTACTACCCACCATTCTCGTTACATCACAATTTCTAATTCCTATGCACACACTCCAACTGGAGGGAGCAATAACAACGGTATAGAAATTGACGACGGCTCACAATATGTTTTCTTATCGAATAACCGAACTAAAGGCAACTTCGGTGGTTTAGAAATCAAAGCACACAGTAATGCAAGTGCTGCAAGTGGTGTGTTCGTTAACGGTCACGTATCAATCGAAGATACAAGAGCTTACAACATTCGACACATCGGTCATCATAGAGCTAAAACGGACAATAAAAGTTTGACTGCTTATGACGTGGTGCTAAATAATTGCTTAGCTTTAAACCCTAAATACAATGGTGTGTATCCAGGCTCAACACCTAGAGCATTATTAATCAGTGCTTATAAAAATGTATCAGTCAATAATTTCACTGCAATTGGTGATGATGATTTCGGAAAATTAGAAGATGGAAAACTAGACAAAAAACAACCTGCTATTGCTGTTCAATTCATGGCAGAAAACATCTCACTCAACAATATCAATGTTAGAAACTTTAAAAATGCAGATGTTGATATTAGATTGTTCGGCGGAAGTAATAGACCGTCAAGAGTATCACTTAACAATATCAATATTTGGAATTCATCAAATAACATCGGTATTGGCGTAGGTGGAAGTATTAACGATACTAAAATCACTAACTGCAACTTACATGGTAATGGTTCAGGTATCGGATTACGATTAACTAACAACCATGCAATAGTCAATGGTGTTACATCAGACAACTATTCCACACCAGCTTGGATAGCAGGTGAAAAATATGACACTGCACCTACAGTTGGAAAAGGTGGTGCTAGTATAGCGTCTACAGGAAGTGCAGGCGTAGCTAATGCTAGTGCAGTTATTGCGTCAACAGGTGGTTCGAAAGCATACAGTAATCGTAGCTTTGTATTAGGTTCTGGTGCTAACTCCAAATCTTATGGATCACGTAGTGGTATTATCAACTCGTTAAATTCAGAAACAGACAAGTCAGGACACACACAATTAATTCTTAATAGTAATCGTGTTAAGTCACCTGGTAACTATCATGTTGTCGCTGGATATGGTTCTAGTGGTAATGCTTCTACATCTAACATTAAATTTGATTTAAGCACTTATTCAGGAAACTTAACTTTAGCCGGTCAACTTAAACAAGATAGTGCCGATATCGCAGAGTTATTTGAGTCACAAAATGGATTAGCAATCGATTTAGGAACTATCGTTACATTAGACGGCGATAAGATAAGAAAAGCGCAACCTAATGACACACCAATTGGCGTTATATCTGGAACTGCTGCATTGGTAGCAAATGAAAAAACATTCCACCATAAAGATAGATTTTTAAAAAATGAGTATGGAGTAACGATTACAAACAGAAAACAAGTTGAATTTGTAGACGATGAAGGAAATGTTTCTTTCGAATGGCGTGACATACCAGTAGAAAACCCTGAATATAACGACAAAATCGATTATCAATCACGTTCAGAACGACCTGAATGGAATGTAGTCGGATTATTAGGTCAAATCTACACGAACATTGAAAAAGACGTTATACCAGGCGACTATATCAACGGTAGAGCAGGTGTAGGATATAAAGATAATGTGAATGGTAAAGGTCGTGTCATGAAAATAACTTCTGAATACACTGAAGAACGTGGATGTGCAATAGCATTAGTATTGTGGGGTGCTAAATAATGGAATTAGAAAAAGTAGGTAAACTTGATTTAAACGAAGAACCATATTTACAACCGATATCTAATAGAGGTATCGGTTTTTATAATCTCGATAAAAACACTGCTAAATTTCAATTTGTAGTACAAAAAGACAACAAACCTTTGTTAATCAGCGATAAGAATGTTAAAGGTTATGCTTTCTTTAAAGCTGCGAACGGAACAGAAGAAAAACGACCTAGTACATCAGGTGTATTAGACGTAGAATTCATTGATCCAATGAAAGGGATAATTGGGATTACAGTACCACAATGGTTTTTAAAAAACGTTGTCGACTCTGAAGTGTTGGGTGAAATTTATTTATCGCTCAACGATGTAAACAATGTGGGAAAAGACGATACTGTTGTGTTAGGTACTTTTAAATTCACGGTACGCGACAGTCTTATCAATCAAATCGAAAGCGACATTAAAGTATCTTACATTCGCATGTTTGATGAGTTGCGCTCTGAATTAGAAAAGAAAGTGCAACAACTTAAGCAAGATATAGGCGATACACAAACATTGATTGAAACTATAAGACAAACAGCTGAAGATTATCTAATTAAGATAAACAAAGCTCAAGCAGACGCTATTGTTTCAATTACAGACGCATTAATGTCATCTAATGAAAGTATTGACTTAGAGAGAGAAGAAGCCTTAAGACAAATAGATGCTAAACGTGACGCTATCAAGACGGATTATGATTTAGCTTCTGATACGTTCAAAAAAACTTACGATAGCAATGTGGACGCTTTTAATTCTAATGTTAATCAAGCTAATACGACGATAGATGAAAAACTACAAACATTTAATGAAACTCTTGAAAGAGATGGCTTTACTACTCCGAGTGATGTAGAACAAAAATTCGCGGAAGTTGATTGGCAAAAGTATAAACTAATTAATGATGATGGTGTTAGGAAATGGTTAGGGGTATTAAATGCGCCTGTGGAAAACTTAAAAACAGGTTTTTATGAATGTACAATTCCTGCCGATGCAGAATCGGTTAATGCACCTAAAGATATACATGGAAGTGCTTATTTAGCAGAAATAAACATCACTGAAAGCCTTACAGGAAGAAAGCAAATAATATTATTGCAAAACTATACAAAAGATGTTTGGTTAAAAACCATTCACACTAATGGCGTTGACAGAGGTTGGGTTTTATTAAATCCGAAAACAACAGATACTGGTTGGATTGATTTACAACTAGTAAATAGCGCATCATCTCATAATGACTTAGTTTCTAAAGGTGGTTTTACTAGTGCGTACAGAACAATCACACAAAATGGAATTACTAAGAAAATGTTACGCATTAATGCTACAACTATCAAACATGGACAGACTATTGCACTTTTACCTAAAGAATTTGTCAAAAACCTAATGTTTTTCTCAATAAGTGCTCCTAGAAATAAAAACAACGGACGTATTTCGTTGAATACTTCAGGAACAGTGAATTTTGACGCTACTGTAGATCCATCAGCGTGGACTGATACAGATTATATTTACGGTCAATATGAATGGACGGAGTGATGAAATGAAAGTAGTTTATTTATGGAAAAATGGACAAGCAATTATTGTTCACAAAAACGAAGAAGATGAATATGTTTATCCTGATGAAAAATGGACAGAGAACCAACCTCCTCAAGGTATCATCTTACCTTGCTATTATGACGGTAAACAATGGGTTGGACAAACCCAAGATGAGCTAGAAAAGATGTTGCCTGAAGTAGAAATTCCTGTTGATGACAAAGATATTGCTATAGCTAAATTAACTAGCTTAGTTGTCGATTTACAAGAAGAGGTTATGAGTTTGAAGCAGAACATCGCACTAATAACTGAAGAACAAGCAAATCAAAAATTGGGGGAAGCATAATATGGATAAAGTAGTAATCGATTTATATAAGAAAAAATTATACACTGACGAAACTTTCAAAAAGTTTGTTAGAGTTGGTTGGATTACTCCGGAGCAATTCAAAGAAACTACAGGTAAAGATTACGAACCGCAAGTTAAATAGCTTGTGGTTTTTATTATAAGTGAAGTAGGTGTTTATATGACAGAAAGTAGCCAAAGAGGAGATTACGAAAGACGTATAAAAAGATTGGAAGATAACGACGAAAAAATCTTCAACTCTTTGGAACAGATAAAAGATGGACAACACAATCAAAATTTGATTAATCAAAAAATGAATTTCACTTTGGACTCAATTAATAGAGAAAGGGAGTTAGAAAAAGAAAACAAAAAAGAAAGTAAAGAAGATATCAAAAAGATTAAATTCTGGGTTTTAGGACTTGTCGGTACGATTATTTCAACCTTAATCATAACGACTGTCAAAATGATATTTGGTCTTTAAAGGAGGTGAGTTACCATGTTCGGATTATTTTTAGGCGCAAGTTTTTGGGAATGTTTCTGGTTTGGTAAATGTAAATAATTAGATTATTAAGCCGGCTTTTTAGTCGGCTTTTTATTATCCCAGAAATGAGGTGGATATATGGGATTACCTAGTCCTAAAAAAAGAAAACCTACTGCTTCGGAAGTTGCAGCATGGGCAAAAAGAATGATTGGCAGAAGAGTTGATGTAGATGGTTATCATGGAGCTTAATTAATGGGTTCCATGTAAAAAAATAATGTGAATTGCTGGGACACCCTTAGAGCCTTAATAACTACAACGTAACTGGTAACGGTAAGCGTGAAAGTTAAAAAATATTAAGGATTGGGCAATCAGCAGGCAAGCCTCTATGGTAATAGTAGAGGAAGCTTCAACGACTATGTACTATCAATTGATAGGCAGTGCATTAAATATTCATGTGTGATACAATGTATTTGACGATTGATAAGGAGTGGTCAAATGGACATTGTAGGAATGCAGTTTAATTATCTTAAAGTTCTAGAGTTTTATGGCAGAAATAAACATAAAAAGAAACTATATAAATGTTACTGTACGAGATGCGGTAATGAAAAAATAATGATTGGTACCGAAGTTAAAAATGGTTATTCTAAAAGTTGTGGTTGTTTGAATAAAGTTAGTCATTCTAAAAAACACGGTATGACTGGAACTTTAATTTATAATAAATGGAAAGGTATGAAGCAACGATGTTACAACTCTAATTATGATTTTTACAGCGCATATGGCGGTAGAGGTATAAAGGTTTGTGATGAGTGGAAAGATGACTTTATGCAATTCTACAAAGATATGGGGGATGTACCATTCGAAGGTGCTGAATTAGACAGAATTAACAACGATGACGATTATAAACCATCAAATTGCAGATGGGTTAGTCATGAAGAAAATTCAAACAATCGACGAAAATATCATAATAAGACAGGATATACAGGAGTAACTTACAAACCACATCTAAACAAATATCAAGCGCAACTTTACAAAAACAAGAAATTTATATACTTAGGTGTTTATGAAACTGCAGAAGAAGCACACTTAGCTTATAAAAAAGCTAAAAATGAATATTAAGATATAGTCTAGTCTCATGTGAAAGCATGAGGCTCTTTTTATAGAGCAATTTAACGTTACACAAGCGTATTAAGAAATTAATGCGGGGAAAGGCGTTAAGTTAAATACAAACGCAGTGTTGGGATCTACCAAACTACATTTTCAATAGATATTGGCATTTTAAAACAACAGGAAATGCTATTGCTATGGCATGGTATAGATATCCTAAAGGTTTCAAATTCTATAGGAATACTAGAAACTTTGTCCCGAAACCTGGTGACATGGCAGTTTGGGGAAAGGGCTCCTTTAATAACGGTGTTGGGCATACTGCTGTTGTCATAGGTCCATCTACCAAAAGTTACTTTACTAGTGTGGATCAAAATTGGATTGGTGCAAATAGTTATACAGGCTCACCTGGCGCGAAAATTAAACATAGTTATAACGGTATAAGCGGATTTGTCAGACCTCCCTACCACGCAGAAACTAAGAAACCATCGAAACCAAGTAGTACACCGTCCAAACCTTCTAATGACAACGCTCCTAAAAACACAAAAGAACAAACAAAACCTATAACTAAAGAGATTACCAAAGTTTCCTATACATCATTCGCATACGATTTAGACGATGATTTGGAATATATTTATCATTACATGGTTGAAGGACAAAAGTTGATAGGGAAGGTAAAAGGTATATATATCAAAGAGAGTACACATATGCGTTCTGTTGAAGAATTGTATTTACAACGTAATAAATATGTGAATGAAGATGAATACCCTCATGTATATATTGACCGTGAGCGTGTATGGACACCTAGACCTGATTCAGAAGAAGCACCAGAACATCCAGGTTGGCTTGTTATGGAAGTTTGCGGAGGACAAACGGATAGTAAACGCCAATTCATGCTCAATCAAATCAGAGCGTTAATCTACGGCGTTTGGTTGCTAAGTTGGAGTAAGGTAAAACTTTCTGAATCGTCAATCAAAGCAGATCCTAACATATGGCGTTCTATGAAAGATTTAATCAATTACGACTTAATCAAAAATGGTATTCCTGATGAAAGCAAATATAAAGAAGTCGAAAAGAAAATTATCGGTTTATATTTGAAAAGAGATAAATTACTTACAGAAACAATTACTACAACAACTACAAAGACAACGATAAAAATTAAACCTAAAACTTCGGTCGACAATCCTTCGCAGAACGATAAGTCGACAGGCAAAACGACAAACAGAACTTCAAATAAACCTCGTGTAGTTGTAGAGAAAAGTAAATATACTTTCCAACAAGCGCTTAATGCACAAATGGCACATGGTATGCCTCAAAAATCTTATAGTTGGGGTTGGGGCAATGCTTCTAGGTCACAAACAAGTAAGTATATGAATCCTAACACTATATGGAATAGTTCAACTCAACGCTATCAAATGCTAGATTTAGGAAAATATCAAGGTATATCAGTAAGTAAGTTGAATAAGATACTTAAAGGTAAAGGCACTTTATCTGGACAAGGTAAAGCTTTTGCAGACGGTTGTAAGAAGTACAATGTAAATGAAATTTACTTAATCGCTCACGCTTTCCTAGAAAGTGGTTATGGTCGCAGTAACTTCGCTAGTGGTCGTTATGGTATTTACAACTATTTTGGTATTGCTGCATACGATAACAACCCTAACGCTTCTATAGCTTATGCTAGGCGTCAAGGTTGGACTAGTCCACGTAACGGCATTATAGGTGGCGCTAAGTTCGTTAGAAAACAATTCTTCAACAAAGGTAAAAACACATTATACAGAATGCGTTGGAACCCTAAAAATCCTGGTTATATGCAATACGCTACTGCGATTGAATGGTGTAACTTCCAAGCTACAACTATTAGTAGCTTATACAAAAAAGTAGGATTAAAGGGTATGTACTACATTCGAGATAAATATAGATAACAAGGCTATTCACGGACAGTGGGTAGCCTTTAATAATTGAAAGAGGTGTATATATGTTACAAAAACTTACAGATGTAACTACTAACATTAACGTTAGTACAGCTGAAAATGGTTTTATCGGCGCAAACTTCTACACAGAAGATGACGGTTCGGCTTATATAAGAATAACTATAAGAGATAATAACGAAGTATTAAACTTCAATGAAACTGATATGTTGCCACGCTTAGATCTATTCAGTTCAGATGGTTCTATATTCACTAATGAACCAATAGAAATTGTTTTACCTGAACGTGGCGTTATCCAATACAAGGTGTCTGACAACGTTATTAAACACGCCGGCAAAATGGATGCAAAGTTATTTTTAGCTAATAGTAAAGATAGTGTACAGTCGCTAACTTTTATTTCACTATCACAGATAGTGGAATGACTGGACCGATCGGTAAAGAAGTACATGTAGATTCATTACAAGAATTAGTGAAAAATGTTATGAAAGAAAATGCTATAGGATTGTTAGACAATGACTTTAAAGAAAAGTTAGATAACGACTTAAAAAAATACGTTAAAGAAAATTCGGACTCATTTAAAGGAGAACAAGGTGAACAAGGTCCTCAAGGTATTCAAGGAGAAAAGGGAGAGACCGGATCACAAGGTCCTAAAGGGGAACCATTCCGTTATGAAGATTTTACTTCAGAACAGTTATCTAACCTAAAAGGAGAGCAAGGGCCACAAGGTGTCAGAGGTATTAATGGCAAGGATGGCATTGACGGTAAAAATGGAGAGCCGTTTACTTACGATGATTTCACCCAAGAACAATTAGAACAATTGAAACCAGAATTGCCTAATATGGAAAATTGGCAGAAGTATAACTTTACAGATGACACTGGTGTTAGAAAATGGCTTGGCACTTTGTCTCAACCAGTTGAAACTTTGGACCCTGGTTTTTACGAATGCACTATTCCGTCCAATGCAAATTCTGTCAATGCACCATTAGATATTAATAACAGTTCCTATATAGCTGAAATCAATGTAACAAAAGGCGCATACGATAGAAAACAAGTAATTTTAATACAAAATTATACAAAAGATGTATGGTTCAAAACAATCCATACTAACGGTAACGACAGAGATTGGACTTTGATTACCCCTTCAGACAGTGGTTGGTTACCGTTAACTTTGAAGAACGGATATCAATCTATTACTGAAAATGGGTACGCACCGTCGTATAAAATAAAAGGCCAACCAGCGTCGGGAACTGTATACATTCGTTTAGGTATTAAAGGTTTGAAAAAAGGTAGGAACGTTGTAGCTTCAATCCCTCAAAAATATAATAATTACAAGGTGTATAAAACCGGAATTTTTTCAGCGTCGAAAGTACCTGTAAAAATAATTATCGAGAATGGTGATATAGAAATACAAACTAACGAAAGTGATGTTTATAGCGATACAGACTACGTTGTATTTGACAGTCAATATTCTTTATAAAGGATGTGAAAAAAATGAGATATAAACAAATATATGATAAATCTAACGGTAAACCTGACTTAATAATGTATGACGAAACACAACCAATTAATTATGACATATCTAAGTATACTGAAATACAACCTCCGAACGACATATATGAACCTATGCATTTTGAACACAACAGATGGGTAGGAACACCGTATGAAGAATGGAAAAAGAAACAAGAAATAATCGAGCCTAAACCAACTGAAATTGATGAGAAAGACACAGTTATAGCTGAACTTTCTTTAGAATTACTAAAAACACAAGAAGAATTAAACGATGTTAGAAAAGATATATCAGATTTAACTATTCAAATTTTAGGAGGCGCAACAAATGCATGATATCGGAGTTAAATATTATAAAATGGGTTACTACACAAATGAACAATTTGCGTTATTTGTAAAGCGAGGATTTGTAACTCCCGAAGAATATTTAGAATTAACGGGTGTTGAATATAATCCAGGAAAAGTGAATGTATAGAATAATTTGATAGCCGACGCTTTGCGTTGGCTTTTTATTTTACTTAAAAAGGAGATATATGTATGAGAAATTTCTTAGGAATAAATTGGCATGTTAGATTTAACAACCCTATAGCTATTATTCAATTAATTGTAGGTGCATTTATGCCTATTCTTGTTTATTTAGGTATCGATTGGCATTCATTAACTACTTGGGGTGCTGTTGGAGAAGCTTTATTAAAATTTATTAGTAATCCAATTGCTGTAATTGGTGTGCTAGTAAGTCTTTATATGTCGGCTGTAGACGGTACAAGTGCTGGTTTATCCGATAGTTTAATGGCTCAAGAATATAAGAAACCTAATAAAGAATAGGAGGCCTTCAAAATGGCAGAAACATGGAATGGAGTACCAGTACGTTACGATTTACTACCTATTGGAACACGTCGAAATGGAGAAGCATTACACACTAAAAATGGAAAGCCTAGTTTTGCGGTTATTCACGATACTGGGAATCCAAATACTACTGCACAAGATAATGTGAATTATTATAAAAATACTTATAATATCGCTTGGAGTATGGTAGCGAGCGCTCATATTTTTGTCGATGACAAAGAAGCAATTATATGTATTCCAGTTACAGAGGTAGCATGGCACGTTATGTTGAATACTACTATAGATAATCAGTGGTATAATGCTGATGCTGACTATGCAGCGTTTGGTGTAGAAGCATGTTACTTCACAGATAAGAAACGCAGCTTAAAGTCGTTAGATAATGCAGCGCGTATCATGGCTTATCTCACTAAGTTTTGGAAAATCAACTATAAGAATGAAATGCCAGGTCATCAAGACATACAGTATGACAAGCAAGATCCTGGAAACTTATTAGAAGCTTGTAGCTTAGGTCGTAATACAAGTATTTTTGATGGGTATGTAGCTAAACATATTGACGGCGTTAAAATTCCTAAAGTTAGCAAGAAGAAAGCTGGAAACAAAGGTAAAAACAAAGAAAAACCTAAATCTAAACCATCAACTAAAGATTACCAAAGTGCAATCAATTATATGTATAGCTTGAAAGGTAAGTTTGTTGACTTTGATAATCGTTGGGCATATCAGTGTATGGACTTAGCAGTTGATTACGTATATCACATAACTAATGGTAAAGTTAGAATGTGGGGTAATGCGAAAGACAGTATCCTCAACATATTCCCTAAAGGTTGGAAGATTGTAAAAAATACATCAGATTATATACCGCCAGTTGGAGCAATTGGTGTATGTACGTATGGTATATATCAAAGATACGGTCACATCTATTTAGTTTGGGATAATAGTGGAGGAACTAACACACAAACTGTATTAGAACAAAACTTTGATGGTAACGCAGATACACCTGCAAAACTACGTGTTGATAATTTTTATGGAACAACGCATTACATTGTGCCATCATTTGTTGATGAAGATTATGATGTAAACAAAATCAAAACAGTTACAACTCGCAAGGCTACAAATAAATATAATGGTAAACGAGTACCTAAAAACCTAGTATGGAGTAAAACACCTCATTATATTGCAAAAGCAGACAGTGCAGGTGTAACTATCTGCAAAGATGTTAAAAATGGATATATGAAGAAAACTAATCTAGTATACAAAGCAGGTTATAGTCCATTTTACGTGTATGAAGTACGTGAAGGTTGGGCACGTGTTTATTCAGAAAGTAGCAATTACTGGGTATGGCATGAGCGCTTGATCATCACTAAAGAATATAAACACAATGAAACAAGAGATGGTAAAAAAGCAAGTCAGCAAACAAAAGAAATGAAGAAAATAGCAAAAAAATCTAAAAATAAGCTTTCTATAGGTCAAATACCACCTAAAAAATTAGGTTGGCAACGCAAAAAATACTTTGCGGCACGTGCAGATAGTTTTGGTGCAACGATACTTAATAGACATGGTGGTAAAGGTAATTATTCGTGGAATATGACTAATACAACATATGGTAAAGGTCAATTATTCTATGTTTACGAGATTATCGACGGTTGGTGTCGTGTACACGGTCCTAGTGATAACTATTGGGTATGGCACGAAAGACTTAGAATTACAAAAGTATATTAAATTATGTGGTATAATACAGGTACCACGTCATTATACAAGGGTAGTCGCTATGGCTACCCTATTTTTTATTGTATAATATTCTTTGTTCCCGATTTCAAACTAATACTATATTCTAAACCGCGTTCTTTATGAGCGTGGTTTTTTGTGTACACGTGTCAAATACGTGTCAAAATAGTTATAATCTTTTAGTTCTATTTAGAAAATAAATCTTTGAAAACACTGTACTTATGGCTATTTAGTTTTATTTAGAAATTTATTTTTATCCCTCCGTTTCCGTTATTTGTTTATACCTCGTTAAATCCCGTAAAACAAAACGTTGATTTGACGGGGTTTTGTTATATCTTGTTATCTATCGTTAAACCTCGTAAGTTAAACTAAACGTTCCTCTATATTGTTAAATTGATAAAAACGCCACCCGCAATATTAAATTACGTTTCCGTTCATTAATAAAAATCAGTTTAATTCTGATTAACTAAATTACGCTAGAACCTTGATATATCAGCGTTCTTTTTTATTTTGTTGAAAATCTGTAAAAGTCTGTTTTAATTATTTTGATTAATGCGTAGTCAATATTGATTAAATTAAAGACAAGTTGTCTGGTTCGTTGAGCACTTAAAAATATATTATATTATCCGGCATTGCAACTTCTTCACTTTTTAATACTTTTAATAAATGACTATAAACACGCCAAGTAATTTCAATATTTGCATGACCTAGTCTTTTCTGTAATGACGCTTATAATGGTTTAAATCCATTATAAGCGATATTTTTTGCTCTCGGCAGAGCATATGTATTAATGACTTATTGAAAATAAGTCTTGTCTGTTAGACTTTAATTATAAAATACACGCAAAACCTTTATGTAGAGGAGTGATTTTAATATGTCTTATTCGATTATCGGAGTAGAAAAATTAAAAACTGGAACAAACACAATAGGTATTCAAAAATCATGTTCAAAGAGAAAATATTAATTATGAAAATGAAGATATAGACCATTCAAAAAAACATCTAAATTATGATTTGATAAATGACGGAAAACAAAATTTTAATGATTTGATTGATGAAAAAATTGAGCGGAACTATACAGGCAAAAGAAAAATTAGAAAAGACGCAGTAAAACATATAGACGGAATGATTACATCAGATAATGAATTTTTTAGTAATCAGACACCAGTAAATACAAAATTTTTTTGAACAGGCTAAAGAATTTTTAGAACAAGAATACGGGAAAGATAATTTGTTATACGCAAAGCTTCATATGGACAAACGCCTCACGTGCACTTTGAAATTGTACCAATTACAGAAGATGGACGATTAAGTGCTAAAGATGTTGTAGGTAATAAAAAAGCATTAGCAAGCTTTCAAGATAAATTTAATGAGTATGTAAATGAACGTGGTTATGAATTAGAACAAGGAACTTCAAGAGAATTAACAAATAGACAACACGATCAAGTTAATAGTTATAAACAAAAAACAGAATATCATAAGAAAGAATATGAACGTAGGTATAAAATTCAGCCCATATAA